ACATCTGGAATTATCTTTTTTAATGTTGAAATAGCTTTACTTCTGATTGTTTTTGGATTAGATATGTTTTGACATTCATCAATAACTATAGCTTTTATTCCAATCTGAGATAATTTAAAAATCCATGAAGTATCCTTTAAAACCTTTTTATTATTTATTTTTATTTCTTCTGCTAAAATATCATAGTTAATAATATAAAAAGGATAATTAGAAATATGATGAGATTTTTTACTATATAAAAGTAAAGTATCTTCTCCATTCCATTTTTTTATTTCATTTTTCCAATTTAATTTTATGGAAGCTGGACAAACTATTAAAGCTGGCCGCAATTCTGGATTTATAAATAAATATCCTAGAGCTTGTACAGTTTTACCTAACCCCATTTCATCGGCAAGTAAACCAATACCACCTACTGATTCTAACCAGCGAATACCTTGTACTTGAAATTTCCTTAATTTATCTTTCAAATTATTTAGATCCAGCCTTAAAATTATATATTGGTTTTACAAAATCAATTATATCTACAGTATCTTTAATATTATCAAGTATTATTTGTTTATAATAATTCATTTTTAATTCTTTTGATTATTTTTGATTTACTATTTTTATATTCTGATTCCCAAATAATAATTACTTTATATCCTAATTTGATTAATCTTTTAATTCTTTTGTTATCTCGTTTCCAAATATCTTTTGCTAATATTTTATGATGAACAATATCATTAGCATAATATTTCTTAGGAGTGGAGCGAATAGGAACGTGCATTCCTATGAAGGCCTGCCAGCCAGCTCCACTAATGGCTTTATTTCCTCCGTGCAAAGTTTTAGATTAGTTACTGCCATAACTATTCCATCCATATAATACATACTCTTTTTAATAAAATGTAAAGAGGCTATTTCCGGCATGACAATCTGGCATAATAGCTATATGAGTATTAGCAAAAGCAGGATGATTTAAAAAAGTTTGTATTTGCTCTTTCGTAGATTGATCAATTTCATCTATCATAATATATGCAAAATTATACTTACTTTTCATTACAAACATAATTCTCTCCTTACCATAAGTTCTTCTTCTTTAGAATAATTGCCTGGATCATGTTCTAATTCTGGATTAAATATCTCTACTTCTAACCCCATGGAAGCTAATTGTTCCCCATATTTTCTAGCTCTATCTTGAGCTTGTTTTTCATTGTCAAATAAAAATATTACTTTTTCAAATCTATTAGCTATTAA